AGGTGGTCCTGCATTATCGTTAGATAACGATTTGATGCAGAGAGCCATGTTGAGGTTTCCTGGTTATGATAGCCAACAGGCACTATCATTATACATAGCCGATAAAGCCACTCAGCAACAAAAAACTGATGCGGCACAAAATAATCTAATCAATACTCAACAGAATGCTATTAAGTCTATTGGACAAGAGTTACAAGATTATGAAGCACAAGCACAAGAGACTGACCGTGAAGTTGAAAGATTAAAACAACTAAGCGGTACATTAACTACTGGTAGTGCTGATAGACAACAGAAGGCTAAAGTAAGTGCCGATGAGTTAGAGAAGCTACAAAAAGATTTACAAGATTTAAAATCTAAGCCTGGTATGGATCCAGAAAAATATAAAGAAATTGAACAACAAATTTCTGCCTTAGCTAATAGTTCCGGTGCAGAAGATGCTGATGTTAAGAAATTACAAAATCTTGTAAACAATATTCAAACTAAAACAAATGTTAACTATGATGCGGTTGCCGCACAACTTGAAAAAACAAAACAAGATTTGGATAGTAAAGAAGAAAGATTTAAAAAATACGTTAAAGACACTGGTGATTATAAGGCAACTACATCTAAAGAACTTGAAAAAATGGCTAAAACTTCTGCCGCCGAAATTAAAAAGTATTCTGATATCGTAGATGGGTATAAAACTAAAATAGATGGCTTTGATAAATATATGAATACTAAAGCCAAAGAGATTGAAGATATGTCTAATGAGTTATCCTCTACTATCAGATTTGCCAAACCGTTGATTAGACAAAGTTCAGTCATTGCCGCACAAAATGCCATTGGTAATGCACAATCATCTTCCCAGTCAGCATCACAGAACAATACCGGATATGAATTACCTGATATCGAGCCAGAAGAAGTTGAAAATCAAATGGATTTATCTTTAGACAGTGATGTAGATGGAGATAACACAACTACTAATAAAAACGAAAGTAAAATATTTGAATTAGAAAATAGACCTATTGGACCAGTACTAGAATGGGATCAAAAAACTGAAGAATGGTTGAAACAATATCTTCCTATATTTGTAAAAGACTTTAAGAAAAAATATAATGTAGCCTTAGGCAACAAACATCCAACATACAATGACCATCAAATTGCATATGCAATTGAAAATCATATTACTGATTTGTTCGCTCAAAAAGAAAATCCCATAACACGTAGTACATTAAATAACTTTTTCAGTTGGGTAAAAGATGATTTATTCCAGCAACCACCGGAAACATCAACTGTACATATGAAACAAAAGGCCCAAGACAACTTGTTTAGTGAAAGCCTAGACAAAACTTATTCACGTATGTTGGATAACCTAATCGGACTACCTTATATAAAAGGGTAAAAAACCGTAGAAAAAAATGTGTTTACCCACAAACGGGATAAATACTATTGACATTGAGAGATAGTTTTGCTATACTATCTCTAATGTTAGTTACTTCATAGGGAAGTAGCGAATATTAAAAAACGAGACCATCTCAATTTTATAAGGAAATATTATCATGGCATCATTAGCAGACATTCGTGCCCGTATCGCGGCACAAGACAATAAGACAAACAACAAGAGTTCTAATACTCAATCAGATAACTCTATCTACCCCCATTGGAACATTGACGAAGGCACGACGGCAACAGTTCGTTTCTTGCCTGACGCAAATAGTAGCAATACATTCTTTTGGGTAGAGCGTCAACTAATTAAGTTGCCGTTCAATGGTGTTAAGGGTGATCCCAACATCAAACAAACAATCGTTCAAGTACCTTGTATTGAAATGTATGGTACTGGCGAGACTTGTCCAATCTTGGCAGAAGTTCGTCCTTGGTATAAGGATGAGACATTGAAAGAAATGGCAAACAAGTATTGGAAGAAACGCAGTTATATCTTTCAAGGGTTTGTTCGTCAAAACCCACTAGGTGATGACAAAGTTCCTGCAAACCCAATTCGCAGATTTGTTATCAGTTCACAAATTTTCAATGTGATTAAATCTAGTTTGATGGATCCTGAAATGGAAGAATTGCCAACAGATTACTTGCACGGTGTTGACTTCAACATTAAGAAAACAAGTAAAGGTGGTTATGCAGATTACTCTACTAGTAATTGGGCACGTAAAGAATCACCATTGAATGAGTCAGAACAATCCGCAATTGAAGCACATGGTTTGTTCAACTTAACAGACTTCTTACCTAAGAAGCCTAATGAAGCAGAGTTACGTATCATTAAAGAAATGTTTGAAGCATCAGTAGATGGTCAACCTTTTGACAATGAGCGTTGGGGTAGTTACTATCGTCCTTGGGGACTAGAAGCACCTGCAGGAGCGACCGCGGATAAACACACAGCTACTACTGAAACTAGAGCACCCGCAACTGCCCCCGTAGCAGAAACTTCAGCACCATGGGAAGATGAGCCTGCAACAACAACTGCACCAGTTAGTGTCCCGGCAGCTGGCACATCAAGTGACAAAGCACAAGACATTCTAGCAATGATTCGTGCTAGACAAAACAAGTCTTAATAGGTGATGGGGCTTAGGCCCCTTCCTAAGGAGAACTCCATGACACTACCAGACGAACGATACCGTGCCCTAAAGCAGGGTAAAAAGTTATTGGAAGAACTGTGCGACCCGGGCAAGACACCTAGAGTGCCTAGTCTAATAAGAGACAAAGCAAGGACTGCATTACGACATTTTCCAAATGACAATGAACTAGAGCGTATTGCGGACAATTGTCCAGAATACCTTGACAAAGAACCGTTTAGTTTGTATACTAACGGTGTACACAAACAATAAGGAATAATATGAAATACTTAGAAAAATTAAGCAAAGTAAATGAATCATTTACTGTTAACCGATATGATAATGGCTTTATGATTGAAGTCGGTGGCCGTAATAATGAAAATGATTGGACAAACTGCAAGATTCTTTGCACTACTAACGAAGAACTCTTTGCAGTAATCAATGAAGCATTATTAATGGAAGTGGACAACTAAATGGCAAAACCTTTTGACGTAAGTAAATTCCGTAAGGAAATTACAAAAAGTATTGAAGGTCTGTCAATAGGATTTAATGATCCTACTGATTGGATCTCGACAGGAAACTATGCTCTCAACTACCTCATTAGCGGTGATTTTAATAAAGGCGTACCTCTTGGTAAAGTTACTGTCTTTGCCGGAGAGTCAGGCGCCGGAAAATCGTTCATCTGCTCAGGAAACCTCGTCAGACACGCACAACAACAAGGAATCTTTGTAGTCTTAGTTGATTCAGAGAATGCCCTTGACGAAGCTTGGTTACACGCACTTGGTGTATCCACAGAAGAAAATAAACTATTAAAACTAAACATGGCAATGATTGACGAAGTAGGAAAAACTATTTCTATGTTCGTTAAAGATTATAAAGCATTATCGGAAACAGATCGTCCTAAGGTATTGTTTGTAGTTGACTCATTGGGTATGTTGTTAACACCAACTGATGTTAATCAGTTTGAAGCGGGTGATATGAAAGGTGATATGGGTCGTAAGCCTAAAGCACTAACAGCACTTGTTCGTAATTGTGTTAATATGTTTGGTTCACTTGGCATCGGTCTAGTTGCTACTAATCACACGTATGCTAGTCAAGATATGTTTGATCCAGATGATAAAATCTCAGGTGGTCAAGGTTTCGTTTATGCTTCTAGTATTGTAGTTGCTATGAAGAAATTGAAACTTAAAGAAGATGAAGATGGTAATAAGATTAGTGATGTGCGAGGTATTCGTGCAGCCTGTAAGATTATGAAAACTCGCTATGCGAAACCATTTGAATCTGTACAAGTTAAGATTCCTTATGAAACAGGTATGAGCCCTTATTCAGGTCTATTAGATATGATTGAGAAGGCCGAACTTGTTAAGAAAGAAGGCAACAGTCTTGTGTACACAACACTTGATGGCGAAATTATTAAGAAGTTTCGTAAAGCATGGGAAGCTAACGTTGATGGTTGTTTAGATAAAGTAATGTCTGAATATAGTCAAAAATCAACAACAAAGATAAGTACTGTAACACCTGAGGAGGAGGGTACAGAATGAGTTTAGCTTTTACAGCAGAAATATGGGATGCATTACGAACTCATATTGATTTTAATGACCGTAGCGATGCGGCTGATACATTGATTAATTTATTAATTGATAATGATTATGAAGCAAGTGATATTAAAGATTCTTTTAAGAATGACAAAGAGGTACTTAAGGCATTAAAAGGTTACACAGACCAACACGATACCGAAGAGTACGAAGAATATGATGAAGACGAAGACCAAGAAGAATGGGATTAAATGTCAAATTGGTACACAAGGGTATCACAAAATTTAATTGTGATACCCGATTTCATCTCTCATTTTGAGAATGAATTATTATCAGCAAAACAAGAGGTAAAGGTATACGGTAATGTTGAAAAGAACATTGCCGCTATTCCGGGACATACAGAACATCGTTTTAATCAACTACAAGAGATAGAAGCAGTATTGAACTATCTCAACATTCAATTACGAAAAATTCGCCGAAAACATTTTCAAAAATATCTAGAGGCGTATAACAGAGTATTGACTAGTCGTGATGCTGAAAAGTATGTTGATGGAGAAGATGAAGTTGTAGATTTCGAAATCCTTATTAATGAAGTAGCATTATTGCGAAATCAATGGTTAGGTATATTAAAGGGTCTTGAAGCTAAACAATGGCAAATGGGACATATCGTTCGTTTACGCACTGCTGGAATGGAAGATATTACAATTGGATAAATATGACTAATGGACCAATATCAATTAATTTCACGCTGGATACAAGGCAACATACCCGGTAAGTTACTACCATGGCAGATAGATTTAGACACTACTAATATCTGTAATCAAGCCTGTTACTACTGCAACACCGAGCAATTCAGAAATGAGTTGCCGGTGTACCAGTCTGTTGAACAATATAGTAAACTAATTGACAGACTATATACTTGGCGACAACACGATAGCAATGTCATAGGCACATTAAGTAACGTAATCTTTAGTGGT